TTACATCACCGCCATTTGTGACGAAAACTAAACCATAGCCGAACTGCGCCGCCGCAGGTCTGTCCTCGCCTATATGCTGTGGGTCTGTGTTCTGACCGTAGAAATACTGTAGATTTTCGATGATGCTTGCCGCAGGATGGTCTTTTCCCTTTTTGATAGTCGGTATTATGACCGCTTCTTTGACATATGCAAGGTTCTGGTATAATGCTTCATTGCCGCCTGTTCCGCCTCTTGACGAGATATATCCGTATCTGTCGCATAACTTATCCGATATTCTCAGCGGCCAATCTGAATTCAGAACTACATTGATACGTAAATCGGAGTGAAGAAGCTGATAGAACGGTGAATTCGGGAAAAGTGCGAGATTGCTATATTCGACTGTAGCCTGTTGCATTGCGATATCGTAATCCCAGTTCAATTCGTAGTCATACGTTAACTCACAGCCTACATATGCCGCTCTCGGGAAGGATATGCCTGCATTTTCTGTTCTGATCTTTACGATGCAATACTTAAAGATAATATTCGGTGTATATCCGTACTCCAACGATGCACTGCCTGTCCATCCGAATACATAATCTGATATAGTTCTCAGCTTATATCCGTATGTCGTGCCAGTGATAGGTATTGCCGATTTTCCTGTATCCTCAGAACCAGAGTACGCAAGCCATGGGGAGTACATATCTGCGGAAGGTGAATAGATATCATAAAAGTAGCAGTTTATAAAGTTACCTGAATCCAGTATGATATCACGGGGGTGACCTAAGACTATGTGATTTACAGTCAGATTTTTTATAATCTGTGTTGTCTGCGTTGAGCCATAGTTACCGCCGCCGAATACTCTGAATCCGTATACCCATGCCCTTCTGCGCTCTGAATTCTGCTCATCTGCGGTTTCATCGGGTCCCCAGGTCTTCGTTCCTGAGGTGTACACCGTATCGACCACAAGACCGTTAAAATCGATAGTTTTTGCGCCGTCTATCGGGTATGCCACATTGTCTACTGATGATGCAACACTAAGTGTTACACTGTCTACCTGAGCAGGGCCAGTCCAGAGGATTTCATCAACCGTACTATCCGCAAGAGCACGAACAAGAGTTTCAAGGCTGTATACATTTACGCCTGCCATTTATATCTCCCTCCAATTCGTGCGGATTCTCACGCTCTCAACGTTTCCTGTCCACGATATGACATTCTCGCCCACGTCAAGCTGTGGAAGTCTGCCGTTATCATGACCAACTATCAGCTCATTTGTGCCGAGGTATAAGATATGCCGTGATGAATCGATATATGTTATGTCAAGTGGGCTTGATTCCGGAGAACCGCTGTTCTGCAAGTCTTTCAGTACATAGTCAACGGCATTGATAGTGATAGTTATATCACCGTCAGGCTTTGTCAGTTCAATTGTCGGCAGTGAATGCCATGTACCGACATTCTCAACTGTATCTCCGCTCTCTACGCTTATCCAATCGTTGTCTAAGCCGTATCTGAACGGTTTAAGGGTAAATGATATGTGGTAGTTAATGCGCCTGTTATTGGCTGTTCCAGATACCTCTGTGACGTTCATAGTCAGAATCTTGAAAAAGATATCAGGATAAGTCGACAGTTGCAAAGTCTGACCATTGATGAGGAATGCTCTCAGTGCCGAATCGTCCATATCGTCAGGGAAGAACTTGTAAAAAACAATGCTGTAATCGATAGGCTCAAACACATCATCAGGGATGCCGAAAGGCTCTCTTGTATAGCCTGTTGTATACCTCTGCTGTGCGTGAGGTACAGGCTGCAATGTGCTAACAAAGATGCCGAAATCATCACTTGACACTCCGTCAATTGTAAAGCTGTAATCGCTTGTGTAATTTGCCATTAGAATCCTGTACCTCCCACTGCTCTTATCTGCGATATACTTAATTCTGCAAGGCGTTTAGCCTGCTCCTCTATCTCAGCATCTGACATTCCGCTGCCGCCCTGATAGTAAAAGTTAAAGGTGTATCCTGCGCCACCGTTCATCTTGTTTTCAAGCTTATCTGCGAATTTGTCCATCCATGCAGTGTTGTTATCAAGCGGTAAAAGCACTTCCGTTCCTGCTTCCCCATAAAGATCTCCGAATCTGTCATATGTGGGGCTGTTAAATACACCGCCCTTTGCGTGTCTTTTGTGACCTCTGCCGTTATCGATGGTGTTTTTCTTGTTTGGTGGTGCTTCATTTGCCTCTTTTATTACCTTTTCGCCTATTTGTTTACCTAAGTCGAGCGGATTTATAGTGAGCTGTATTTCTTCATCCCACCATTTCTTAAATTCATCCCACTTAGCTTTAAATCCATCCCACCACTTTGAAAGAACGTCATTGCCTACCTGCCAGTATTCGCCCATTCCAAGTGCATTGGCTATAAGGCCACCGAGTTTATATACAAATTCGCCGCCCTCACCGAGCAGAGAAGCGAATCCGTCTAACAACGATGTGAGTATCTTGTCGGCTGCATCTGCCATCTTTTCCCTGTTTTCTTCGTCCTCAAAGTAGTCGATAAGCTTGTCAGAGATCTTCAAAGCGGCATCTCCGAGTTTGTCAGAAGCTTTTACAAGGCCATCAACGAGACTATCAAGGATAACAGGTGCACCTTCAATAATTGCATTTATAGTATCTTCACTTGTAAAGCCTTCAATAAGTCCGTCTATGATATCAAATGCGGCATCTATCAGCGTTCCTGTATTCGATGGATCTGTGATACCCTTTGCAAATTCTACAACTGCATTTACTCCTTCGGGGATAAGAGCAGGCAAGTTGTCTTTTAGATATCCCGAAAAGTCAGATATCAGCGTAAAAGCTGTATCTTTAAGCTTCGGAAGGTTGCTTTCGATGGTATCACCGAACATTCCGATAACCTCGCCGCCTGTCTGTAACAGTGTCGGGATGTTCTCAATTATGCCTGTGCCGAGTGCTCCAACGATGGAAACAGAAGCTTCCATGAGTGGCGGTGTTATCTTCGGTATTATTTTGCTGATGCTATTACCGATTTTCGGCGCAGCCTTTACGATGAGATCACCTACACCATCAAGAGCCTTTTCTACTCTCGGGAGCATATTGTCAAATGCTGCTCCTGCGGTTTCGGACAGCTTGTCGAATGCTTCTCCTACATTGCCATCATCCTTCGATATCTCAACTTTAAGATTCTCCCATGCTGATTTCATAGAACCGATTGAACCTGAGATCGTGCCGGATGCTTCTTTCGCTGTAGTGCCTGTTATTCCCATTTCTTCCTGTACTACGTGAATAGCCTGTACAATATCGGAATAACTTGATATATCGTATTCTATGCCTGATATCTCCTGAGCCTTGTCAAGCAGATCCTGCATTCCCTGTTTAGTTCCTGCGAATCCTAAGGCAAGGTTATCAAGCATAGTGAAGTTCTGTCGGCTGAATCCTCTATATGCATTCTGGACAGCTTCCATGCTTGTGCCCATCTTGTTGACGTTATCCGCCATATCAGTGATGGATAAATCCATGAGTTCAGCTGCCTTTGCCTGATCACCGCCAAGAGAATTGATAAGAGAAGCCGCACTCTGAATACTTGTTTCCATGTACTCATTCATTGACTGCCCTGCGGTCTGGTATGCTTTTTCAGCGTTCTTCATTACAGTTTCAGCCGATGATCCGAAAAGCGTTTCAATACCGCCTGCAAGCTGTTCATAGTCTGCATAAGCCGAAACGGATTCTTTTACAATTGCCGAAACTCCTGTTGCAGCTGCTCCGAGTGTTGCCGCTGAGAATTTCGCAAAATCTGCCAAAGTTCCCTTTATAGCGGATAATCCGTTTTTATATTCGCTGTCATCAAGCCTTATCTTTGCTTGTAAGTCAAATACATCCACTTATTTACTCCTCCTTTCCTCTGAAATCTGAATAGAAATTATCTATCGCTGTCTGGTATTCGTCACCGCTGTCCGATGGATGAAGCATATCATACCACCTGTTATCTCTGCGTGACAGAATAGCCGCACAGTCAGTCATATATACACGATAGCTTAGTTCCTCATTGCATTGATTAACCTTTGCATTTACGTATCTGATGAATCCTCTGACTGTTTTTCCTCGGTATTCGCCATAGCAGATATCGCAGACTTCGCATTCGTGCAGGCCTGCATAAAAAAAGGTGCTGTTTCCTCATCTCTGAATATCTCGGCTATTATCCTTGATACCGTTGTAAGCGTTTTAACTGCGCTCTCAGGCTTTTCATCAAGTATAGCCATAAGATTATCAAAGCTTTCTTTGTGCGCCTTGTAGAGCGGTGTAGCCGCTTCAAACCACGTTTTATCTTTCAGTGATGCAAACAGTTCTGTATCGCCGAGTATCTCGTTTACGTGCGGTACGCATTCCATCAGCGTATCAATTTCTTTGATTTCGTTAAATCTCATATTATCACTAACCTTTCATATAGCAAAATACCCCCGATATTTCGGGGATATTCAATTTTTATTCAGTTGTTTATTCGTGTTTATGCGTTATCACCATTATATGCGTAATATGTTATCTCAGGTGTTTCCTTAGCTTCTATTGAGCGGAATCCTGTGATCGTCATTGCATTTCTACCCTTGCCGCCCTTTGTTGAGGTAAAGGACAGACCGCCTGTTGATAAGGCTTTCGGCATAACTGCGACTACATAACCGCCGCCGACCTTGTGCTGTATAAAGGCAAGATTCTCAAAGTCGGTTGATTTGTATTCAAGCCTTGATACAACTGAGGTATTGCTTTCAACGTCAGCTGCACCAAGTGCACGTTTGATATCTTCAAGGCCGAATTTCAGTGATGTGACTGCAATTGTTGCCGCTTCTTTGCCTGTTACGACCTGCAACTCAGCATAAGCAAAATGAATGCCGTTTACATCTTCGCCAAGATCAGTCCTTGTCACGTTATCGGTGATTGTAATATCACCTGTTGTGACAAGAAGAAGATCACTTTCGGCAGGCGGTGTGAAAGTTTCTGTCGGGTTGAAGTCTTTCACGATAACACCGCTGTCAAACGTCATATCATCGAAATCTGCCTTTGTTATAATCTCTAAGTCCTGGAGATTAATCATGCTTTTTCTCTCCTTTCATCAGTAATTCGTGTAAAAACGGACCGTAAAATTAAACATTGTCCGTTTAATAAGATCGTCTGAATCGTCACCCATTCTCGTTGAGAACGGAGAACCACGCATTACAAGTACATATCCCTCGTCACAGGTCAGCATTTTGCCGTTTCTGCCTATCGTTTCAGCAATTTCCTTTGATTTCTGGACTGCATTATACCACGAACTTTCTCGATACCACGTATTCACGGTCATAGCAACATCGGTATTATCCCCGAAGTTATCATCTACTCCCTCATAGGTGAGATATGGGAATGCAGGCGGATTTTTTAAGGAGTAAATTGAATTTTCTTCGTATGCAGGCAAGAAGCCATTTAAAAACGTCTGTAATGCCGCTAATTTATCCATATTCGCCATATCACTCCATTCATAGTATAATTACATTCTGATTTTTATAAGCCGTTAAAACGCATTTTAAACGTTAATAGGCATATCAGAGGGAAGCTCCCACTTCTCAGCCTTTGCATAGCTGAACTGTAAGCCTGCGCTTGCAGGAGTTTCTTTTTCAGTGTTGCTTTCCGTGATTCTGAATGTTTCATTGTCTTTGTTTCGCATAAAGACCTGACCTTTTTTCAAGGATATGCCTTTATCCACGCAGACTGTATACATTTTCTTCTCGGTGATTGCTTCTGCGACCTGTGCGCCAAGTGTTTCCTGTGGAATTAGCTGCACTGTAATTACTGCGCCTTTGTTATAGCTGTAATCAACACCACCGACGCCGCCGTAAGGATCAGGGCTGACGGATGATGTTTCGTCAAGCAGTGTTATTTCGGTGTTGTAGTCGTTGAGAATGCCGTTATCAAATATGCTCATAATACCGATATCCTCCTGTATGGATTCAACCGGGATGCAAACTGCGACATATATGTGACGGATGCACCGCCACCATTGCCACTTGTTGCCTCTTTAGAATAATTGTATACGCCCTGTACGCTTTCACTCTGGAAGGGGGACATATTCGCATTGCCGACACTTTCATACTTTGTTCGCCATGCCGCTATATCATCACATAAAGCCACAAATGCTCTCGGAACTGACATAAGCCACACCTGACCTGTAAAGGTTTCATCCTGTAACAAAGCTAACGATTCAGCTGCATTGCAGTAAACACCATCATTCACATCACTGTTAACGATTCGGAAGTATTGATTCGGTTTCAAGGTAAAAGAAGGCGATACGAATGCACCGCTTTCAATTGTAAACTCTCCCTTGTAGATATCAGTAAGCCCGATATAGTCTTTCAAGAAAAAGTTCTTGCAGTATTCACAGTACTCTGTGATATCGGTCATATCGCACCGCCTTTCTCATTTACTTTTTACGGCTTTTACGCTTTGGCTTTTCCTCTGCTGTTTCCTCAACTGCTGATTCTTCAACGGTCTCCGCAGATTCAGTCTCCGGAATTACCTCGGGAACTGCTTCAATTAACACTGTTCTCTGCCTGTTCATCGCAGTTGACAGCATTTCGATGCGTTCCGCAGAAGGTTCATATCCCTCTCGGGGATATGTGTCGCCCTCTGTGTATTTATAGCCGTGATCCTGTAAGTCTGTAAAGTGCTTTACTACTATGTAAGCCATGATATCACGCACCTGTATCAACTACATCTGCGATAAACAGAGAATCGGGGTTTACAAGAATCGGGATGAATACTGCACTTGCTCTTGTCCAGAGTACATCAGGATCATGCTCTGTAAACTGGTCGATATAGATATATCTGCCCTCTGTTGAACCTGTTGCTGAGATAAGCTTATTCTTTACAGCAGGCGGTACACCCCAAAGGCCTGCGCCGATTCTACCATTAGGCATTGTTGCAAAGAATGTGATTTTATTCTCCGGGAAATATCTCAGAGTTGAGATGGATGCAACAGATGTTGAAGCTGTGAATGCTTCGTTATCAGGATTATAAATACCATCAGCTTCGATAATTGTCTCGATGCCGTATTCAGAAGCAAGATAATCGTCAAATGTTGAACGTCTTACTGTTGCGCCGTTTGCGATATTGCCATTAACAGCAATCTGAACCTTGCTATTCTGTCTCATCTTTGTGATGTTCTTGCGGCTCGTCATCATGCCATTGATAACAACACCCTTCGCCTTAGCTGCATCGATGATGGACTGTATTGCACCGAATACGTCAGAATTCGCGCCGATATCCAGTGTAAAGCCCTTCTGATCGTTACCAAGACCGAAGTCGATTGTAAGATCAAGGTTGTTCTCGCCGATTGTTACCTTACCTGTTGCCATGATCTCATACTTAGCAACAAGAGTTCTTGTCTTTACCTGCTCCGCAAGTGTTCTCGCATCGTTGAACACGTACTCAAAAAGTCTGTCGGGAACTGTGATGTTGTTATCCATGCATTCAAGCATAGTCTCTGATGTGTTGATCTTTACCTTGATAAGACCTTTCTCGATCTCGTGATTTTCGAGTGTAGGTCTGATTGTCTTGTTAGCTTCTGTATCAAAAGCGTGATACTTAGCCATCTTAGGAACAAGCTGCTGTGATGTGATAGATGCCCATCTTGCTTTCAGATTGTTGCTCTGCTCATCGTTGAAAAGCTGGTCGATTGGCTCATTTGGTCTTGTAGGATTGAAAGGGAAGTTGAGCCATTCAGCTTCTGTCAGCATTCCATTAATTCCGTTAGCCCATGTAATACTCATTTGTCAGTCCTCCTTCCTTATTCCTCTGTTTTAGTGTCTGCGGTAACAGTACCGCCGGCAACTACGCAGCCGGTAACATCAATTGATACAACTGATACCTTGTAAGTGTCAGTGATCGTATAAGATAAACCGCTTGTGAATGCACTCCATGAGGCAGTGTCGATTGCCTGTCCGTAGTAGAACGAAGGAGCAGTTGTCGCATTGCCTACCTTGTAGTAATAAGACTCACCTGCTCCGGGAGTATAGTCGGATGCTGTGATTACTGTCTTACCGCTTGTCTCATCCTCAGTTGATGCAAGAGTGATTTCAGCAAGAGTGCCGTTGCTCTCCCACTTAGGACGTACCACATCGGGAGCGGATGTTTTGAAAGTAAAGCCTTTTCCTTCAAGTGCTAACTGAACACCGCTCCCAGGGGATTCAGGAAGTCTGTCAAGGTATACATTGCCCTTTGTAACTACCGAACCGGGCATTGCACCGCTTGTTACATCGATATCCTCATATACGATTCCCACAACTGTACTGCTTGAATTTTCAGGGAAGAATGTTCCCATCTTTACGATCTTGCGACCGTCTGAAAGAGTAGTTGCAAGAGACTGCGGAAGTTCTCTTGTTTCTCTTACACATTCCTCATCGCCATTGATTAAGAAATAACCGGGGCTGTAAGAACGTGCTGTATTATCTGTCTGAATGAACGACATATTTTATTCCTCCTTTACCGTAGTTGTGCCACCGTCTGACTTTGATTCGGGCTTTATACCGTAATAATCGTAGTCATACTTAGCACTCAATTTCTGGAATCTCGCCGCTATTTCGCTCTTAGGCTGTGACTGCTGTGTCTGATTCGGGACGTTAGGTGTGTGAGTAACCTTTGTTGTAGTAGGCTTATACTCGCCCCATTCGCCCTCGATAGAGGACAGAAGCTTGTCGCTGTCCTTTATCTTGCCCTCATTGTCAAACTCGATGCCGTCCACATAACCACCGTACTTCGTGATCTTTGTGATAGCATTATCGGAATATCCTTTTTCTTTGAGATAAGCCTTAAAAGCTGTTGACTTCTTAGCTGTTGTCTCTTTTGCCTTGATATCCTCTTTCAGCTTGTCATGTGCAGCCTTTTCGGATTCATACTTTCCTTTGTAATCATCCTTTTCAGCGGCTGAGATTTTGGAATTTGCTTCATCAAGCTGTCTCTGTACATCGGACAGCTTTTCTGCATCTTCCTTGTACTTGTCTCTGTCTGCCTTGTACTTGTCTCTGTCTGCCTTGATTGCATCTGTGCTTTCAGTGTGCAGTTCAATAATAGAATCTATCTGCTCATCTGATAAACCCATTGCTTTCAGTGCTTTCCTTGTGAATGCCATAGTCTTATACCTCCGTTACTTTGTCGGCTTTTCCTCGCCGTTCGGTATTTATATTCAGCGGATTTACTTTACCGCTTATATGCTTCTCCGAGATTTCTCCTGGAGTGTGATAATATGGATACGGCTTTCAAGGTTCGCCCTCAATTGCCGCATAAAAACAGAAAAGCCGCTGAGAATGTTACTTCTCAACGGCTCTTGGCTCGTTGGCTCTTGGCTCTCGATATATCGGTACTTGCCTTTTACAGCTTTTGCAATAAACGTATATTACACCGTTCTTTTCAATTGCAACAAGCTTTCCGCAAGCGCACCGTATATCTTTGTTCTGTTTTTCCATATTATACACCTGTTTTTTCAATTTGTCAATACATTTCGTATAATTTAACGCTTCATAATAGCTTCAATTATACGCTTGTATTCTTCTGTGTGTTCGGATGCGGCTTTTTTCAGCATATGTCGGGGCTTTGTTCCCCTTGTGCGGTGATATTTGCCGTTTCGGTCATAATAGCCCCACGGTGATTGTCTGCCTTTGCCGTCAGAAGCATATATACCGCTACCTAATTCAATCCAGACCGCATATTCCACGTTGCTTCCGATGTAAACATCATCGCCCTTGACTGTATGAGTGATGGAGTTTCTTAAACGTCCAGTATCGACAGGAGTTGACCGCTTTGCAAAGCCCTCAGCCTGTATTCCTACACCTTCAAGAGCCGCTTTCTTCTTTTCTTCCAGTGCTTTGAGTATCTCACCGCTGTTATCGGTTATCTGGATGTCTATGTCGAGCATTTAATCACCGTCCTTTGGTATTCTGAAAGGGCATTCAGATTTATCAGCAATTATTTTTTCAGGAATACCAGAATTATACATAAAGCAATACTGTGTTTCTATCGGCTGAATATCATTAAGTGCCTGCCTTGCTTCATTAAACTTTTCAATATAATTCATACATGATTTACACTGCTCCATGATCTAACACTCCTTTCAGCATATCTTCAATATAATTTGGTAATTTTTCGCCGAGATGATGCGCTGTAAATGTTTCAGCAAAGAATTCATACTTATCAGATGCTCCATACTGCGATATATTGTATATATCACCATTCTTTTTCGCTTTTTCGTATGTCTGAGATATTAATTCACGCATATCAACGGCTTCTTTTTCAAATGCCTTTGGATTTGCCCTAATCGAGGATATTTGTCCGCAGTATTGGTCAGCTATTATATGACCATATTCATGTGTGATTGTTGCCTTGATTTCGTTATCTCCAACAGTCCAACGCTTGTATTTAAGGGATTCTTCAAGTTGCTTGATTACTTTGTTATACTGACTTTTCATTGTTGGATACTTCTCAATAGCTTTTTTGTATTCTTCAAGCCGATTATTATACATAGCTTTTAATGATTCTGCTGTTTGCTCTAATTGCCCAATAGTCGGTTTAATTTCCAATTCATAGAAATTTGATCTTGCTTCTGCTCTTTTTAACTTTGCGTTTGATACAAGACTGTGCAGACGAGTTGTTGGATATTGTTCTATTAATTCCGAAAGCGTTTGATTTATGATGTTAGCTGTTTCAAGAGACATTTTATTATAGCTGACGTTTTCTGCAAATCTGTGAGCATACTGTTCCGCTTCTTCAATCGTGCTTGCAGGCTTATCCTCTGCCTTTGGTTCTGGCTTCGGAGCAGGCGGTTCAGCATCATCCTGTTTCCGCTTTTCCTCTTT